GATTGTCTGAATCAGGCTAAACGATGGGCGAAGAGTGCAACTAAACATAAACATTAATTTGAAACAGGTGAAATGATGAAAGAAATTACCGCAGAACAACAAATGCGGCTTGATATTTTAAGGTTGGTATTACTTGATACAGCAGCAGCACAAATAACTATCGATTTTGTGAAAGACGAGAAGCTTAAATTTGAGATATTTCGGGATTTATGGCATGAGTCCGGTGCGGAAAGTACGCCTGTTGCCCGTGCGCAAAAGTCAATTCAAAAAGGGAAAGAGGCTTTACTCCTTTTCCAGTAAATCTGGCGAGTAACTTATGGTGAGTAAAAAGAAAGTTGGACGTCCAAGTAAATTAGTCGTGAGTCTTAACAAGGCCAAAGACTATTTAATGGGCGAATATAAAACGGTAGGCGATGTGGTACCCAGTGTAGCTGGCCTAGCCTGTTACTTAGGTATTAGCAGGTCTACCGCCCAGGAATATGCTAAAGAAAATCAAGAATTTTCGGGCACGTTAGAGGCCATAAAAACTATCCAAGAAAATAGCCTGATAAATAATGGGCTTAAGGGTGATTTCAATCCAACAATTGTTAAGTTAATGTTATCTAATCACGGCTACGCAGAAAAACAAGAAACCGCCCTTACGGGTAAAGATGGCGGTGCGATTGAGACGGACAACAAAATCAGCATTGAATTTATAGGAATACCTAAAAGTGAAGGTGCAAATTAGCGAAAAGTTTGCCCCGATGTTTAAATCGAAGCGCATAAAAGTTTACTTTGGTGGCCGTGGCGGCATGAAAACGGTTTCTTTTGCTAAGATAGCATTAATAACAGCATCTATTAATAAACGTAGGTTTTTATGCTTACGTGAGTTTATGAATTCAATTGAAGATTCTGTACACGCTGTTTTGCAAGCAGAAATAGAAACGCTGAGGTTACAAAATCGGTTTCGTATTCTTGATAATTGCATTAAAGGCATCAATGATTCTATTTTCAAATATGGACAGCTAGCGCGTAATATTGCTTCTATCAAGTCAAAGCATGATTTTGATGTTGCATGGGTAGAAGAAGCAGAAACAGTATCAGAAAAGAGTCTTGATATACTCATTCCAACAATCCGTAAGCCTGGTTCTGAGCTATGGTTTTCATTTAATCCGGCAGAAGAAGATGGTGCTGTATATAAGCGTTTTGTTAAGCCATACAAGGACATAATTGATGATAAAGGCTATTACGAAGACGATGACTTGTATGTTGGCAAAGTGAGTTATCTAGATAATCCGTGGTTACCAGAGGAACTCAAAAATGATGCAGAGAAAATGAAGCGTGATAACTATAAAAAATGGCTTCATGTTTATGGAGGCGAGTGTGATGCTAATTATGATGATGCGATAATTCAGCCCGAGTGGGTTGATGCGGCTATTGATGCGCACATTAAGTTAGGATTTAAGCCCAAAGGCATTCGTGTTATTACCTTTGATCCCGCTGATTCTGGACAGGATGAAAAGGCGCTATCAAAACGATATGGAGTTCTTGTTGAGGATTGCGTAAGTTGGTCAGAAGGTGATGTGGCAGACGCTACCATAAAGGCATTTGATGAAGCATTTGACTATCGGGCTGATGATTTTATTTATGACAACATTGGCTTAGGTGCTGGCACAGTAAAAACCTATTTAAGATCTAGCAATGACGGTAATAAGATGGTTGTAACTGGATTTGGTGCTGGAGATTCACCTGATTATCCTGATGAAATATATGTTCCTGGCAATGGAGAATATATTCCATCTTTAAATAATGATGACAGAACTAACCGCGATACGTTTAGAAATAAACGAGCTCAATATTGGGTTTATTTAGCAGATAGATTTTATAAAACGTGGTGTGCAGTTGAAAAGAAAGAATATATTGATCCTGAGGAACTGATAAGTCTATCATCAAAAATAGATAAATTATCACAACTTAAATCTGAATTAGTAAAACAACAACGAAAACGCACACCTGGTAATCGATTAATTCAGTTGATTAGTAAAGAGGAAATGAGATCAAAAGGAATAAAATCACCCAATATGGCTGATACACTAATGATGTCATTTGCTAATCCTTTCCGTATAAAAGAAGACACCGAAATAATTGTCCCCTCATCTTCCAGTTGGTAATTATGGCTGAAACATTACAAAAAAAACATGAGCTCATAATGCTCAGGTTCGACCGTGCAGATTCATCGCAGAAATATGTAAGAGAAAAATGTATAGAAGCGACAAGGTTTGCCAGAGTTCCTGGTGGGCAATGGGAAGGCGCTACAGTATCAGGCACAAAAATAAGCGATCATTTCGAGAAGTATCCGAAGTTTGAAATCAACAAAATCGCTACTGAGCTCAATCGGATTATTAGTGAATATCGAAATAATCGGATTACGGTTAAATTCAGGCCTGGCGATAAAGAGGCTAGTGAAGAACTATCAAGCAAATTAAATGGTTTATTTCGCGCTGATTATGAAGAAACCGACGGTGGTGAGGCATGTGATAATGCCTTCGATGATGCAGCGACAGGTGGATTTGGATGTTTTAGGTTAACTACTAGTTTAATTAATGAACTTGATCCAACTGATGAAAGGCAGCGGATATCTATAGAGCCAATTTATGATCCCTCCCGTTCCGTTTGGTTTGATCCAGACGCTAAAAAGTATGATAAGTCTGATGCAACGTGGGCTTTTTGCATGTATTCAATGTCAGTTGATAAATACAAAGCAGAATACAACAAAGATCCTGCCACTTTAGATAACAGAATTGACAGATTATGGAATTATGAGTGGTTTGATAATGATATTGTTTATATTGCTAAATACTATGAAGTAAAAAAAGAATCTATTGAAGTTATCAGCTTTATAAATCCTATCACTAGTGAAATAGTTACATATGATAGTGATCAAATTAAACAAGTTTTTGATGAATTGTTAGAAATTGGTTTTGTTGAAGAAGCAAGAAGAACAATAAAACGTAAACGTGTTTATGTTTCTGTTGTTGACGGTGATGACTTCTTAGAAAAAGAACAGCTAATACCTGGTGAACACATTCCGCTCATTCCTGTTTATGGTAAACGCTGGTTTATTGATGATATTGAGAGAGTAGAAGGTCACATAGCAAAAGCCATGGATGCCCAGCGTCTCTATAACTTACAGGTATCTATGCTTGCAGACTCGGCAGCGCAAGATCAAGCCTCTATTCCGATTGTTGGAATGGAACAAATTAGGGGTTTAGAAAAACACTGGGCAGATAGAAATAAAAAAAGACCAGCTTACTTACCGCTGAGAGAAGTAAAGGATAAGCAAGGTAATGTTATTGCGCCTGCTGTTCCTGCTGGCTATACCCAACCACAGCCTCTTAGTCAATCAATGGCTGCATTATTGCAACAAACTAGTAATGATATTCAAGAAGTCACTGGATCAAGCCAAGCAATGCAGCAGATGCCGAGTAATATAGCAAAAGAAACAGTTAATAATCTGATGAATCGTTCAGATATGTCTTCATTTATCTATTTAGATAACATGGCTAAAAGTCTCAAAAGGGCGGGAGAAGTTTGGTTATCGATGGCAAGAGAAGTTTATGGATCAGATAGACAAGTTAGAATAGTTAATGAAGATGGGACGGACGATATAGCATTAATGTCAGTTGCTATTAGAGATGAGCAGACAGGGAGCATTATAGCGATGAATGATTTATCAGTTGGTCGTTATGATGTCACTGTTGATGTAGGCCCATCTTATACAGCAAGGCGTGATGCTACCGTTTCAGTTTTAACTAATCTACTGAACGGTATGTTGCCTCAAGATCCAATGCGTGGAGTTGTCCAAGGAATTATTCTAGATAATATGGATGGAGAAGGACTTGACGAATTTAAGGAATATAACCGCAAACAGTTATTAACTCAGGGTGTCATTAAGCCCCGCAATACCGAAGAAGAGCAAATTGTTACGCAGGCAATACAGCAATCACAGCAGCCTAACGCTGAACTTGTGGCAGCTCAAGGGGTGTTAATGCAGGGGCAAGCAGAGGTTCAAAAAGCAAAAAACGAAGAACTTGCTATTCAGGTTAAAGCGTTTCAGGCTCAGACTGAAGCTAGAGTAGCAGAAGCTAAAGTTGTCCAGATTCTTGCATCTGCTGACAGCAATAAGAGAGCAGAAATTAGAGAGGCTCTTAAAATGCTTCATCAATTTCAAAAAGAACAAGGTGACGCTTCCAGAGCTGATGCCGAGTTAATGCTAAAAGCAGCTGATACGCAACATAAGCAAAACTTAGATGTTGCTAAAACAATTCAATCACAAAACAGTTAACAGTCTCCTGCGAACTTCTCGCAGAGTTAAGGAATAATAAATGGAAAATGAACTGACTATCGATAATCAGGTTATTACTATGCCTGAAAATAAGGAAACACAACAGCAAAATATAATAGATAAACAAACGCTGGATAGTGACAGCAGTACTATTCAAGAGTCAAATGTTGAAACTAAAAATCAGGAAGTAGATTTAGAATCAGATTATTCTCTACAAATTGGTGATGAAGAAATATCACTAAGTGAAGAAGATGACTCAATAGAAGGAAATTCAGCGCCTAAGTGGGTTAAAGACCTGAGAAAAGGTTTTAAAGAGACACAGAAAGAAAATCGCGACTTGAAGCGTCAGCTTGAGGAATTAGCAACCAAGCATGCTTATCAGCCGCAAGTTAACCATAATGACGTTATTCCTACTAAACCTACGCTGGAATCATGTGATTATGATGAAGAGATATATGAAAAAGCACTTACAGATTGGCATGAGAAAAAAAGCCATGTCGAACAAAAGAAACAAGCGCAACAAAGGCAGCAACAAGAAATTCAGGAACGATTTATTCAACGTTTAAAATCTCATCAACAACGTGCAGCTAAATTACCTGTAAAAGATTATACGGAGATGGAGGAAGTTGTACGTTCAGAAGTTCCAATATTACAGCAGGAAATTTTAATTCATGCTGCTGATGAAGGAACAGAACTTATCGCCTATGCGCTTGGTAAAAACAAAGAATTACGCCAGCAGTTAATAGCTGAGAATGATCCTATACGTGCAGCGTTTCTATTAGGTCAAATTAGTCAGAAAGTAAAACTGGCACCTAAACCTAAAAAAACATCTAAGCCAGAACCTGAGCTAAAAGGTGGAGCAGGAAACGTTAAATCAGATGAGTTTAACAAATTGTGCCCAGGTGCAATTATTGAATAATGGTATAAAAATATGGCAAATAATTTAGATTCCAATGTTAGTCAAATTGTTTTAAAGAAATTTTTACCTGGCTTTATGTCAGATCTTGTTTTGTGTAAAACCGTTGACAGGCAATTATTATCTGGAGAAATAAATTCAAGCACAGGTGATAGTGTTAGTTTTAAACGTCCACATCAATTTAGATCTGAAAGAACAGAGACAGGTGATATCACAGGAAAAGATAAAAATAATCTTATTTCTGGTAAAGCAACAGGTCGTGTAGGTGAATACATTACTGTAGCAGTGGAATGGCTTCAAATTGAAGAGGCATTAAAGTTAAATCAACTTGAGCAAATTTTATCACCGATTCATGAACGTATGGTAACCGATCTTGAGACAGAATTAGCGCATTTTATGATGAATAATGGCGCTTTATCATTAGGTTCACCAAATACACCAATAAATAAGTGGTCTGATGTTGCTCAAACCGCTTCATTTATGAAAGATATTGGCATTAAAACTGGTGAAAATTATGCAGTTATGGATCCGTGGTCTGCACAACGTCTTGCAGATGCGCAATCTGGTTTACATGCTGCAGATCAATTAGTTCGTACAGCATGGGAAAATGCTCAAATATCAGGTAATTTTGGTGGTATTCGGGCGTTAATGTCTAATGGGCTTGCATCAAGAGAACAAGGTGATTTTGGTGGAACAATAACGGTTAAGTCAGATCCTAAAGTTGATTATATTTCAGTTAAGGATTCCTATCAGTTTACGATAACATTGACAGGCGCAACACCTAGCAAGACTGGATTTTTAAAGGCAGGTGATCAACTAAAATTTACCTCCATTAGTTGGTTAAATCAGCAAAGCAAGCAAACTTTATATAATGGATCAACAGCAATTAGTTTTACAGCAACTGTACTTGAGGATGTTGATTCAAATGGCTCAGGAGATGTTACTGTAAAATTGTCTGGCGTTCCGATTTATGACGAAAAAAACGCTCAATACAATGCTGTTGATGTAAAAGTTAAGGCGGGAGATGAGGTCTCCATCATTGGTACATCCAAACAACAAATGAAACCAAATTTGTTTTACAACAAGTTTTTCTGTGGTTTAGGAACAATACCTTTGCCTAAATTGCATAGTCTTGATTCAGCAGTAGCAACATATGAAGGTTTTTCTATTCGTGTTCACAAATATTCCGATGGTGATGCAAATAAACAGATGATGAGATTTGATTTATTACCTTCTTATGTCTGTTTTAATCCGCATATGGGTGGACAATTTTTTGGTAATCCTTAACCATCTTTTTAACAATAAGGGAGCTTTTGCTCCCTTTTTATTTGGAATTCGAAAATGGAAAGAAAGAGTATTTTTTATTGGGCAGACAATGAAATAGGTTATGTACAAGCTGTTATAAAAGCTAGTGATCTATCAGTATTCGAAAAAATGGGTTTTGTTTCATCTGTCGATGAAGTAAAAAAACCAAAGGCATCTAAAAAAGATAAAGGTGCTAAAGATGACGAAACAGTTAACTAAAGGCGATATTGTTTTATTTGCCTTGCGTAAAGCAGCTATTGCTTCCGATGCAACTCAAACAGAAGTAGAACCTCCTTCAATGGAAGATGGTATTAATGATCTTGAAGATTTAATGGCTGAGTTACAAATTAAATTTGGTGATTTTGGTTATCAGTTTTCATTAGATGAAAAACCATCGACAGATGATGAATCAGGTCTTCCAAGCAAATATAAGCATGCTATTGGATATCAATTAATGTTAAGAATGTTATCTGATTACGGTATTGAACCAACTCCAAGGCAAGAAGCATCTGCATATTCATCTTATGATTCGCTTCTAACGGATACATTAAATGTTCCATCGATAGAAAGGCGTGGCGATATGCCTATCGGTCAGGGTAATAAATATACCTCATTAAGCAATGATAGTTATTATGTTGAGAGAAATTTTCATGCCAAAGATACAGATTCCAATTGCTAAAGGTCTTGGCAAAGATTTTAGGACAGCGGATTATATTGATGCATTGCCAGTAAATATGCTGGCAACACCCAAAGAGATACTGAATGCGGCCGGTTATTTAAGATCATTCCCTGGAATAGAAAAAAAACAGGAAGTTAACGGGGTATCCCGTGGTGTACAATTTAATACAAAAAACAACACTGTCTATCGAGTCTGTGGCAATAAACTTTATCTTAATGACAAAGAAATAGCTGATATATCAGGTAAGGGTAGAGTTTCGCTATCACATTCAGGTAATAGTCAGGCGGTTTGTTTTGACGGTAAACTAAAGTTCTATCGATATGACGGTACAGAGAAAGCATTATCAAACTGGCCAAAGGATAAATACCCGCAATATGATTTAGGCGAAGTGATTGATGTTTGTCGAAATCGGGGGCGTTACATCTGGCTACAAAAAGGCGGTGAACGATTTGGGGTGACTGATCTGGAAGATGAATCTAAACCGGATAGATATCGCCCCTTCTATCGTGCCGAATCTCAGCCAGATGGGATAGTTTCAGTGGCATCATGGCGAGATATGCTTATTTGTTTTGGTTCTTCTACGATAGAATACTTTTCATTAACCGGTTCTTCTGATACTTCACAGCCTATTTATATTGCTCAACCAGCTTATATGATCAAGATAGGTATTGCGGGTCGTGATTGCCAATGCCGATATCAGGATAATTATGCCATTATCAGTCATCATTCTATTGGTCAGCCATCAGTTTATATCATAGGTTCAGGTGAGAAAAACAAAATATCCACCGCCACCATTGATAAAATAATGAGCCATTATTCTGCTGATGAATTATCTACATCAGTCATGGAGTCCATTAAATTTGATAACCATGAGTTATTAATTATTCACCTTCCAAAACATACGCTTTGCTTTGATGTTGCTGCAAATAATCAATGGTCAATACTTAAATCAGGATTTTATGATGACCCCTATCGTGCTATTGATTTTATGTTCTATGGGAATCAAATCACAGTGGGTGATAAGAAAGAAGGCGTTATTGGTCATTTAGTTTTCAATGCATCAAATCAATATGAACAACACGCTGAACATATTCTTTATACACCAATGATAAAAGCTGATAATGCAAGATT